TCCATAGCTGAACAGAATGTTCTAGTTTTACTGGCAACATTTGAACTTGTGTATTTGTACAGATAAGTAACCTCTGTTTCAGCTAAAGTTTCATTAACTATTTTGCTGAACTTTTCTTTATTCATATGTACATCATTTCCAGACACTCCTAATGTCTTCGCAAGTTCGATCATAGTTTCTATTTCATAGTCAGTATAAATACTAGAGATGTCATAAGGAATGTCCAGATCCTCTTCTGTGAATTCTTCAATGATTGGTTCTACTACTTCTTCACTTTTGAAATAAATGAAGTTTACTTCAATTGCTGGTCTATCAACTAAAGAGATAGCAGTTACTCCTGATTCTTCATCTCCTGCTAAGATAGTTAGTTCAATTACGTTATCCATTGTGTTTCTATTTTTTAAAGTCTGGCAAGATCTCTTACCTTTTTGTCTGCTTCTTGTTGAGTAGTCATATCTGAAGATACAACATATGTCTTAATGATTGGTGTACCTTGTGCAGTAGCATCTCCAATTGGAGCACCACCTCCAGCTTGATTAATTGTGCTTAATAGACCACCAAACATATCTGTTGAATTTGCATTGATTACTGATTCACCATTACTTAGCATTGCAGTAATTGAATCAGATAGAGAACTACCAGGTCCTGATACTAATCCACCTGATGCAAACTTAGAAGGCGCTGGTGTAGATCCACCAGATGAAGATGGGCTTGACCCCATTTTACTTCCACTTGCTTTAGGAACTGGTGTTGCTAAGATCAATCCTATCTGAATAGCACCTAATGCACCGGCAATAATAGATAATGGAACATTTGGTAAAGCTTCTGCAATAGCACTAGCAGTATTTATAACTGCTTGAAAGACTGCAATAATCTTATCTCTTTTTGCCTGTTTGTATTTTAATTCAGCAAGTTTTTCTTCATATTGTTCTTCAGAAATTTGTTTGTTTGCAAGTTTCCTTTCTAATGAAGCAACTTCATAATTATTGTATAGTTCATTAATTGAGGCAATAGAATTTAGATATTGTTGAGTTTGATCAATAATAGCAAACCATTTTTCTTTTTCTAATTCTATTTCAGAATTTTTTTGCTCTATATCAATTTTTTCTTTTTCTTCTCTGAAACGATCACGAATTTCTTTCTTAATTTCTTCACTTGCTTCAAGTAACTCGGCTTCAGCTAATAGTTTTTCTTCTTCAATACGAAGTTCTTCTCTAGCTCTATCATACTGATTAGAAATTGAATCTAATGTTACTTGTTTTTCAAATTCATTAAGAAGATTTTTCCTTTTTTCTTGCTGTTCAGTAATCAATTGTTCCATACGTTCTCCATTATTAACGTACATTTGATATTGCTGATCAAGNAAATCTTGATATTCCTGTTCTTGTGCTAAAGTAAGAACACCTGCATTAGCNAGAGTATCAATTTGAATTTGTAATTTATCTTGTTCTCTTTTTTGAATTAATCTTAATTCTTCTTGTGCTCTTTTGTCAAGATCTGAAATAGTTGATAAGTATGCTGCGTCTTTTAAATCTTGAAAAGCTTCTTCTAATTTAGCAAGCTCAGATAGACCCTTGTCTCTTGCTTTAATCAGATCTGTATAAAACGTATTATCTGGAGCATCAGCNGTAGNAGTACCCTTATTTTTCTTAGCATCATTTGCCAATTTAGTACGATATGCAGTATCTTCTAATCTCCATTTATTCTGAAGAGCTTGTATTTCAAGAGTATTCTTATCAATTTCTTCTTGTGTNGCNTTTGCTTGNTTTAAAACCTTTTCTTTCATCACAAGAGCTGCCATTTCAGCAGTTATGTTATCTAATTTCTTTCTATGAATAACATCTTCAGATGCTCCTTGAGCTTGAAGCATTGAAAGTTCATACTCTCTTTGTCTTGCTAATTTATTTTGAACAGACATTACCTCATCAAAAGATTCTACAATTTTTTTGGCATTGTCCTGTGTCTTTTTAGTAGCAGCATCATCAATAAGACCACTTGATATAAAAGAAAGAAAATTTCTGATTGAATCGCCAACTGCTTTTAAAATGTCATTAAGCCAAGTCATATTCTGGATCAATGTCTTAATTGGCTTAATTAATGCAAGTATACCTAATGCAAAAAGAGCAATTGCAGTGATAATTGCACCAATTGGGTTAGCAGCCATTACAATATTTAGTACCTTTTGAACTGCTGTCCAAATAGTAGTTGCTACCGCTACTGTTTTTTGTGCAACTGCTGTTTTAAATAGCCAAGCAGTAAAAGTTTGGAAGTATCCAGCAGATAATCTTACTACTGCATTTGATTGCATAAGTATGCCAATTACACTGTCGCTTTGAACTCCAAATGCGGTTAATGCAGCTTGTGCATTGGAAAATGATTCAGATACTTTATTTCCTGCTAATGAAAAGTCTTCTCCTACTTTTTGGACTTTATTATCATTAACATTGTCAACTGCTTTATCTAATTGATTAACTGCAGCAGTTGCTTTGTTTATCTCAGTAACTGATTTGTCAACACCATCAATTTTAATTTTAAAAACTACGTCTTGTGCCATTTGTCTTAGGTACTTTTATTTTATTAAGTATTTTGCAAACACATTTTGAACTTACGGCATGCAACTTGTGTCTTCTTTAATTTCACAATAACCTGTAGTAGTTAAAGTAGAAATATCCATACAAACCGTAAGAATAAATTTACCTGGTTCAATACTACCAGTGTAAAGTAAAGTATCTTCACCTGTGTAAGTATAGAATACTGTGCTACTGGTTCTATTGATTATGTAATATGTTGCAAAGTATGCAGTACATGTACAATCAGCTAAACAGCTTCCTTTTCCGACATATGAACCATTAACATCAATTTGAATGTAATAGTTATTTACTGAATAATATCCAGCAGAAGCAGGTTCTAATCCAGAAGGACCATACTGATAAAATACTTTACAGTCTGACCATACTGGTTCAGTTCCATAAACAGTTACTAATACACCAGAGCAACAAGCATCACAACCTGAAGAAGCATCATAATATGCTTGATATGGGTAGAGTACAGTTTCTTCTTGATCGCATTTNCAATTATTACTATCATAACTTGAAGTAATAAGACCATTTGCACCTACTTCATAAATTACTACACCATCTGAATACCAACCTGCTTTAGCAACAACAGTACCACCTGAGTCTTTATAAAGATAAGTTGAAGTTCCTAATGTTAGATTATCTCCATAATATGTATCTGAAAGCATATAAAGATGGCAATATGGACTACATGGTAATTCTATTGCTTTTTCAAACCATAGATCCATTGCAGTATAAGTAGGAACAACTACTGAACCTCCATCTGCTGATCCAGTGATGTAATAAGATACTCCACTTTGAATCTTAGTAGGGAATGTGTAAGTATATGTACCAGGTGTAGTAGTGTCATCTATAAAGATAGGATCTGAATCTACTTCATATGAAACTGTTAAANTTGCAGATGGTAAATCTGAACCAAATATTACTCTTACATAAAGGTCTTCATCAAGAAGAAACTCTTGACAAGTTGGAGTACCTGATNGATGTACTGTAGTCACCTCTACGTATCCTCTGTTAGTCCAGGATATGCCGTCTATTGAAGTATAAATAGAACCAGTAGTCTTATATCCGTCTAAATCCTGAAACACACAGACATTCACAGAAACTGTTCCATCTGGACAAGCTGCACATGAAGTACATGATGTAAAACTGTCTACTGTTCCTGCTGGAGTTACATACATTATGTCATCACCAACTGCATAATATCCTACCTCAGCTGGAGTTGTTCCAACATTATCTAAATATGCTTCAGTTGAACTAGTGAATACTATATTATCTGTGTAAATGACTCTACTGTCTATAGAACAGCATGCATCACATTCAACTGCTGCAAACTTAGGATAAAATGGATAGAAAGTCTCACTAGGACATTCTGATAATGCTACTTCTGCAATTACTTTGCCTAAATCATTTACTTTTAATGCAGTTGTTGAATCACTAGATTCTCTATAGTAACCATAAGGTGCTGGAACAGTTAATGCTGAATCCAAATACAAATNNGTATTGTCTAAGAATGTAGATTCTGATCCAAATACACTAATTGGTGCAACTGGACCTAATGTAGCNCATGGAAACTTTGAGTATTGAATTTNANAATTAGTATCTATGATTGCACCACATGAGCATAGTCCAGTATTATTATATGCCAATATGATACCATTAGCACCAACAGTAAAGGCANCAGTTCCATCTGAATAATACATAGGTGGAGCTGGAATAGAACCGAATGGATCACTATATAAAAATTGTGAACCTAATAGAGTCTCTCCATTATAGTAATAGGTGCTAAGTGTACTACAAGTAGATGGTTTTTGACAACAGCAATAAGCAGTACAATAATTTACAGTAGAAGTACATAATTCAACTGAATTAAATGGTTCTGGTGCTTCTAAATTCAAATTTAAAGCTGATCCTAATTTAACTAGAACAACTTTACATGAAGAAGTCTCTCCAACTACATAGTCTTTGATTTCATTTACAATGTACCAAGCATCCTTTACAAAAATTATGTCATTAAAATTGAACTCAATAAGATCTTTATAGTCCAATATGAAATTTGCTTCAACTAATCTTGAGTAAGGATCATACATTATGTCATACCAGTCTTTCCAATATACGGTAAATGTAGTAAGTGGAGTCTCCCAAGCAGTTAAACCAGAAAAAGTAACATCCCAAAGAGGTACTTGGTTTTTCCAATTTAAGTCTAATGAGGAAGTTGTAACTGGCCATGTTGAAAAGTTACTAAAAAATGGATAAGACGTTTGCTGAATTTGATTACCTCCAGCAACTGCTCTAGCCATATACCATGGCCAATATGAAGATTTAACACCATTGTAATAAAGTAACCTCATTTTAGGAGCAATTGGCTCTCTTTTTCCTACATTTACATCAGCTACCCCATTATTTTGTGAACCTCCTGAATCTTTAGCAATATGAGGTATCAAAAATGAAGGAGATCCTGGGTCAGTTGTAGATTCATATGCAATAGGTGCAATAGGACAAGGTGCAAAATCAGTATCAATAGTTTCTTCTCCAGTAATCAAATCAATATTTGAATCAAGTATTAATTGACCAAATGGCTTCTTATCATGTGATTTCTGATATTCATCATTCAAATAATCAGTATCATCTTTCTCAGTAAACACAACCTTTCTTTTCTGCTTATCAAATAATGGTCTTATTGAAATACTCTTAGACATATCAACTTTATTTGTCCAATCTAATTGAGTTCCTTCTCTAATCCATTCAAACCAAGGTTTAATGATGAAATGGTTTAGTTTATCTTTATGTGGTATCAAAACCAGTTTAAATTTCTTTACTATTGATCTAATAAAGTCAATCTTCTTTATTGTTGGTGGAAAGATTGATGATATATTGAAATTAGAACCAGATGCAGTGCAACTAAATAGTAAATTAGAGAAACTTGCATTATGTGTTCCATAACCAAATGGGACTTGTATTGAAACCCACATAGTAATTTTATCACCTTCTTGAAGATTTAAAGGTATTGAGAAGTTTGATCCAGAATAAACTGCTGAATTCTGAGTAATCGTATGAGTATAAGTAGGTCCACCAGGTCTTGAGTTTCTTAATTGAATAATAAATTGGTTATTAGTAGTAGGTGGATTGTTACTTCCATTAGTAATAGCAAAGCTTGATCTAACTACAAAGACATGATATGATGTAGATTGTGCTGTATATTCATATGTTGGTGGATTANTNNNTGNNTCATATNCATTNANATAATCANANTNNTCACTATTACATCTTGCTTTATAATATTGACCAGTAATAAGAGCAGGCCAAAAACCATTATATGGCATAGTTCCAGTTGCACTAAAAAGTGGTTGAGTTGGAAGAGTTGATCTGACTTCTGAATCAGAAAAGATATATAAGTCTTTAAACTTATCAGAATCAAGAAAGTCTGATTCATATGTATAGCCTGCATCATAGAATATTTTATCCCAAACTATCTTAGCTCTAACTTGTGGTTTGAATTGTTCTAACCAAATAGGATTTGCTGAATCATCAAATGACTTAAGGAATCCTCTAGATAAAGTAGTGTTAATTGGTCTGTTTTCTTGGTCATACTTATAACCCCATTCAATTAATCCATAAACAATATTTCCATCTTCTAATAAACCTTGCCATGAGTTAGTAATGTTTATGTAAGATGGCATATGATTCAAATTGAATTCAGGTCTAGCAACATTAGCACTAGTGAAATCAAGTTCATTTAAAAATCCACCACCTATTTTTCCTGCAAAGTCATTAGTCTGTCCAAAGAAAGTAATCTCATATTGGATATCCTTATCTGCTGAATTTATTGTGACACTATTTAATCTGATATTTCCTGATATGAAGAAGGTACCATCATTCAAAAGATATGCATCTGCTTTCTTTGAAATATCAAAATCAGTAGAATTCACATTGAATACAGCTTTGAAAAACTGACCATTTTTTGCAGTATGCGGAACTTTAAAAGTCTGTGAAAAACTTGAAGCTACTTTAGTCGGATCTTCAAAATCTTGAATAGACAAACTAAGCTTAATAGGTTCAGTTTGCATTAGGTCAAGTTGAGTATACTTAGTACTTATACCTGGTGCATCTATGATACTAGTGCTTGTTTGTGGTTTTACAAATAGTTGAACGTTTGCCATTAGTATGTTGTTTGTATTTTCTGTGGCATTACTAATTCTATTTTAAATTTGCCTTGAACTAGTTTTGCTTGTCTTACATTTCTTGATGAATATGACGAATCTTTAATACGCACTGTGTATGCATAGTAATCAGAAAGAGTATTATCCTCATCATGAATATATGCTAAGACTTGAGGACTCTTTTGCAAACCTTCTAATAAGTTTACTTGTTCTTGAGTCAACCAATCGCTTTCAATATCATAAACAGTAGTCACTTGCTTATTATATGGTTTGAAACCACCTGCGATTCCTAATCTTCCAATCAAATATGAATCTGCATTTACTGCTACTGGGACTTGTCCTGACCAATTCATTTGTTCATTAAAGAATTCTTCTGATTTAGTAGAAATAGTCTTCTCAGTAAAAGCTGTAAAATTCAAATAGTCTCTTCCACCTAATGTATTCAACCAAGATAATCTTACACGTTGATATAATGGGTCACTGCAATATTCTTTGATTGTCAATTTGATAGTCTGAGTAACAGCAGCACCAAAAGTAGCAGAACCTACTGAAGCTTGCTTATGTCCAGTAATCCAAATTTGCATGCCTGCAGATAATGGATGATTATTAGTTTCACCAATTGCTTCTAATAAATCATTAGGTGAAGCAAGTACATGAACAATATCATATTGTGAAGCAGTAGATGGATTAGCTGTTGTTGATAATGCTCTTTGTGCATAACCATTAGCAGTAATCATAGGAACATCCTCAGTATGAACAGTATTTGCTGAACTATCCTTTATAAGTATTCTGAAACCATAGATCCTTCTAAATTCTGGCTCCAAATATGGTGTAAAGTTAATAAAGGATAATGTACATTTATCAAATGTGTAAACCGATCTATGTAATGAATCAAAACTCAAAGGATATGATAAACCAATACCGAAATCAAAGTTTTTAATTGCTCCAATTGAGTCTCTCATAAATGGATTACCACCAAAAACTCCTGAAGCTGTTACTTTTTGCATGTGCCACTGTTGCTCATGATCAGATAAAGAAGCTGGCCATACTTTTACTGCTAACTTAGAATCAGTAGTATTTCCTGAATAAAGAATATATGATGGTTCTCCAACTGAACCAGAGCCAGTGTAAATTATTCCATCTAATTCTTCTCCGACTTTAATGGTTACTGATCTACTTAAAAATGGATTAGACTGATAAATCTTTCCTGATGCATAGTCAATAGTAGTTTCTCCATTAGTGATAGCAGCAGTTGGTTCACTATAGTCTAAATAGCTTTGTATGATTGAACTTATGTCAAGCATTCCATATCCTGCTGGATTAGGTCTTTGTTTAATCCTAACTGTTTTAGTAGCATCTGCATCAAGATAAATGTCAAAGACATATCTCATATTTGTATAACTTGATTCAGAGCTTAATACACTCCATATGATTGGATTGTACGCTGGACTTAAATGGTTTGGGCTATACCCTGTGCTTGGTACTATTGACATCTTAGTTTACTTATTTTAGTTTGTTCCTTGTTTGCTGAGCAAGCTTCTTAATTTGTTCCGTTTCTTCTCTGGCTTTATCTTTTCTGTATGCGAGCCAATTGAAAGCGGCAACAACAGGGAGTTGCTCGATTTCACCAACTTTTGTAATATCGTCTCCAGAGAGGTATGCGATAATTCTGAACCAGTTTCTAGCAGTGGCTGTATGCTTTGGCTCAACTGTTCGTAAGCCTTCTTCAGAATCGGATCCTTCTCCTTCTTCACCAAAGAGGCTAGAGTAATTTTTAATAATGATTTTGGTACTTGCAAAAAAAAATTAGTAGCGCCAAATACATATTTCATTGGCATATCCAAAAACAGTTCTGCTCTTTCATCTAATTCTTCTGAATCATATGGATCTACCTTAATTGAAAATAGAGTTCTATATGCAGGTCTGTATAAAATGGCAAGCATCTTATGAAGCAACTTCTCTCTATTCGGTGATACTGACATAATATCCATGTCAACTAATTCTCCAACAGTCAATTTGTTCATATCAATAAAGCCATAAAGCTTTCCTTTAAACTCTATTGTCTTATGTAATGGATAATTCTCAGTATGTGAAAAGAGTTCACCGAATACTGTAATCCATAGTGTATTGAATTGTTTAGCATCTAATTTACGAAGATCATCCTGAGTACATCCAGATAATTCTGAGATGATTTGTGTTTTAGCTGAGTAGTCTTGAGTTACCAATAGATTCTGAATACGATAATATTGACCTATCGTAAGATCTGAAATTATATAGTTGGATTTTTCAATTGTAAATTCAATCATGATTACTTAGATTTTGTTAATGGTGTCATTGTATTATTTACAAAGGTTTCCCATGCAATTCTTACTTCTGCTTCAACTATTGCTTCATAAACTGGTTGGTCTCCTCTTAATGATAACCATCCTTGAGGTCGAATGCCTCCTTTACCTCGGTTATAGCCTCTATATGAATAACCAAAGACGCTTGTTTCTTCCATTGCAATACTTCTGTTTGCTCTTGTACCAAAGTTAGTAAACTTACCTTGATCTTCATAATGTATTTTCATTTCCCAATTATCTTGAGCATTCTTATTCCATGAATACTGTATACTTCTTGCAAGAGCTCCCTTTGAAAATGGATTCCTTGCTGGAGTAGGTACTTGCTTACTGACTCTAGCTTGAACATTTCTAATAAGTCTTGTTCCTAGAGCTTGAAGCTGCTGATCAGTTAATTCTCTAAATGTTGCCATTACAAAGNTATTGGGTTTGTTTCACAATTAGCTAATGGAGTCAATGCAGTCACGCTGATTTGGAAAGTCCAACCTGATACATCATTAATGAATCTTTCAACAAATGGAGTTACTGTCAAAGGAAGATCAATATTGAATCTCCATGTACCCCAATCTGTCATAGTGTACTTTGCAATAATGTCTCTTCCTATTTCTAACATCTGAGATTGCTGTCTAATCTGAAGATCTAAATTATTTGCATCCACTAAGTCCATTATAATCATATCAAAATCAAAGGAAGTAGTAGACTTATCTAAAGTAGAAGGCTGAGCAATCAAATGAATATAAGGATAAGTAACTTCAGGCAAAACATTATCTGGCATTTCTACTGAACTAATTGGTCCTATCCTAAAAGTNNNTACTGCTGGATGCGCAAGAATTACTCGCTTTAAGCTGGAAATTACATTGTAATAAGTTGAAGAATCTACTGACATGTGTTTATGATTATTTCTTTCAATTAAATATTATACTGTGATAAGTTGAACTAAGATCTTTCAAAAAGCTTGCAAGGCCTGGTGAAAAAACATTCTTTTTGTTACAGGTTAATACAAGCGTTTTTTGACGTCTTCTTTAAAAGTAGACTTAGAATTAGGATTAGGACCAGCAAAACCATAAGTACCATCGCCNCCTTTTGAAGACAATGCGTAACGAAGAGCATCGAGCAAGTGATTGTACTTGTCAATTGGTTTATCAGTCTCATTATTCCATGAATACAAATCAACCTCTGTTTGAAGATTATCAGATAACGGATCCATGTAAATAGTATATCGCTTGATTTTTTCAATTCCAGATCTTACAGAGTCCGGTCCTTTATAAGCTCCTATTATATTGAAACCCAATCTCCTAAGTTCTTCAATTGATCTTGGTTCTGCAGAATCTGCTATGATCTGATCTTTTTTAGTAATACCTAATAATG